TGGAAGCATCCGGAACTGAGAAAGCAAAGATTTTGTTACAGATCATCGGTGTTGGTCCTCAGCTTACAGAGCTTGATCAGAAAGAGAAGGAACTTTATCAGGAACGTTTATACATTGGACGTACTGCAGACCAGAAAGAAAAGTTTGCCAAAGAACAGGCTTATTATCCGGATGTGCCAAAAGATCTTGTGTCCGCATCAGAGCTTATATCTCAGCAGCAGGAGATCCTGGCAAGGAATGGCGAAAATCAGAGGAAGCGTGAACAGCTGCATCAGTTAGAGCAGAGGTACCAGAAGATCAATGAGCAGATGACAGCTTTGCTTGCAGAGCAGAAGAAAGTGGAAAATGACCTTGAGATTGCAAGGAAATCTGCGATCGATCTGCATGATGAATCCACGGAAGAACTGGAACAGAACATTGCAAATGTTGAAGAAATCAACCGAAAAGTCAGAGCCAATCTG